GGCATCCCACTAAACCGTGGTTCACCTTTGGGGGTGAGGGGGAGTTCCATGTTACCCAAATAGTAAACCACCCGCAGCGGTTCGGCATCACGGGAGCAGAATTGAAAAAAGCACTAGCAGCAGAAGGAGAGTGGCTAACTTCCCGAAGGGTACTGGCGTTCTCACGGGACGGGGTTGTAATAGACTGGACTCCTGATCTTGTGGCGCAGCGCATTAAAGAACTGTACATTGATCTTGCCTACCATGTGCAGCGGCTTGCGTACATGAAGGGGTGGCTGAAAGTGTACGCACGAAAGTTCTCTGCGAACTCTCCTTCCCCCATCATTGAAGGCATATCCCGTGACTCCATCAAGAGCGCACTGCGAGAGGTGCGGGATGTGGTGGGAGCCGAACCCGAAGCAGCAATTATTGAAATAGGTTTGGTGCCCCGCACAGAGAAGAACATCTTTCTAGAGAACGGGTACTCACAGTACCTGAACTCGTAAACGATTAGCCCCCGCAAGGGGGTTTTTCTTTTGCTAAATATGGAGATGCATACATTCCGTCAACATCTTCGCGAAGCCGTGATCTCTGCCACCAAAGCCGTGAAGGGTGTCCGCAAGCCCAAGGGCTACAAGACTATTGCTGCCAAGACGCTACAGCGGTTGCGTGGCGAAACCACCTATGACGGCAAACAGTACACTGCGTACACCGACACAGGGCACGACAACCCCAATGCGCGTTGGCTTGAGAAGTGGGGGCTTCCACCCACAAGTGATGTAAAGACTCTGCGCTCGTATCTGCCGCTGCTGTGGTGGTGGGACGGTGGCAAGATTGTGGTGTACGAAATTCCGCCAAGCGAAACCGCGCAGGATGTGATTCACGGTGACATTCCTGAATACCTTGCTGCTGCGAAGAAGGCACCCAACTACAGCGGCATGACAGACTACCAAGGGCGTGTGGATCGCTTTCGTAAAACTGTTTCGATTATCTCTGCCGCAACAGGCGAGAATCTGCTGCGTGATCGTGCGCTTCAACGGGGCAAGAACCGCGTGATGAACAACCTTGCGCGTATGTTTCCAGGCTACACCGTGGTGGACAATGATGTGGAAGGCGTGATATGAATACATTCCGCCAGCATCTCCACGAACTGTTTGACAAGCCGTTCACCTTTGTGTCAGAGGGTGGGATAGCAAGCAAGAAGTATTTTTATACAGGTGCAAAGGGTGGAATACTTGAAATAACTTTTAACCGATATCCCACCGAAGAAACTATAATTGTTTCATTTGATGTGGACGGAGACACAGGCATTCGTGGCGAAGGCGATGCCCCAAGAATATTCGCATCAGTAATGGATGCGTTCAAGCGGTTCATGGAGAAAAAGAGTGATCGCCCAAAGTACTTTAAATTTACTGCAAGCAAACAAGACTTTGACCGAACTCTTCAGCAGGACAGACCCACATCAAGATCGCGTGTGTACACGGCAATGATCAAGCGGTTTGCTCCACAGTACGGGTACAAGTTGATTAAGAACGAAGAAGACTATTTCGAAAATATGTTTGTGCTTGAACGCATAAAGCCAAAGCGAGGTGCAGCGTGATTGACTTCCGCTCCTACCTTACCGAACTATTCGATAAGCCTTTTCCTGTGCGTGAACTAAAGCGTATTGGATGGCAGAGCAGTGTAATTGAAATCACATACCAAGCACAAACCGATGCTGACCCGTATTTGGGAATACCACAGTATTTGAACATTGATATCACAAAGATTAACCAAGGGTGGGAAATCAATTTCACCTTGGATGGCTCACACGAACTCACACACGCAGGAAAGCCGTATCGAATACTGGCTACAGTTGTGGAAGCGGTGCAGATGTTCTTGAAGTGGCACATGGAAACATTTAATCAATTACCCAAACAGTTAGACATGATATCCAAGACCTCCGAAGGCAAGCGCGATGCGGTGTACAGTGCCATGATGCGGCGATTCGGCAAGCAGTACGGATACAAGATTGCGAACACCGAAGTTTACGGTCGTCGCCGCGCTGAACAGCGAACCGTGACCACGGCTAAACTTGCAGAAGACCGCGACTACAAAGCAGAGTACGCCAAGATGTACGGTGGTGCTAATCCCACGCCCAAGCAGCGCATTGCAATGAAAAAGAAAACATCGCGCAAGCGTATTCTTCGCAAGATGGGACGCGAAGGAAAAAGCACCGATGGACGCGAGATTGACCACAAGGACGGCAACGCGCTGAACAACGGCAAGAAGAACATTCGACTCGTGACTCGTGCAACCAATCGCTCCAAAGACAACAACAAGTGGAGACGGGGCATGAGCGAAGGAGTGGAACACGGAGACATTCCGCGTCCAAAGAAGGAGTACTACGCTCGTCCATTCAATATTAGTGGAAAGATTGTAGAGTTGTATCCTGTATACGGTGTGCCTGTAAAGTCCATGAAGAATTTCAATGCTCCCAAAACAGTTCGCATAGACGGTAAAAACTACACACCTAGTTCGTCTAAAGACTCTCCGTATTGGAAAGACAGCGCAAAGGTTTGGCGTTGGCGTGTTCGCATTCAGACAACCGAAGGTTGGATGCTCATGGGCTACATTGGATCGGTAAAGGCAAAAGAAGAACTGCCCAAAATTATATTGGGTGATACCGCGTTCATAGAAAATCTTATTCTTTCCGTTGTGGTGGGAGGAGTGCGTACACAGTACGACCGTAACGCAAACAAAGAAGTTGATGTTCCAATGGACTACCGCGCCAATAGATATGATCGTCAACTTCACGGTAAAGTCAAGAGGCAGTCACTATGAAAGCATTTCGGCAGCATCTCCAAGAAATCTTCAACTCCACTCCTATCCCATTAACAATGGTGAAGACACCGCTGTACCTGAATCATGGTGGTGTGGTGTGGTACGGAAACTGGTTGGTGAACGGAAAGCCGCATTTGTTTGAAGCGTATGGTCGCCCCATCCGTTACGGTGAATCTGATCCTCGCAGGGATGGCGGCACCATTGCGGGTTGGGTGTTTGGATTCACTGTGGATGATGAGGCTTCGCCACCACCAGATCAAGAAGCGGAGATGAAATCCGAAACAGGACGAATATTCGCAACAGCCCTTGCGGCTATGAAACAACTCATCGAAGAATACGATCCAGAGGTAATTCGTTTTACGGCAGCAAAAGAGAAAAAGAAAAATGATTCTCGCGTTCGCCTATACGATTCCATGATAAAGCGATTTGCAGGACAGCACGGATATAGATTAAAGGATCAGTCAAGCGATCAGTTTGTGCAGATGTACGCACTGGTAAAGAAATGAAATCATTCTCTCAAATACTAAATGAGATTGAATCAGTACTCGTATCACGGGTGGCTGGTGGTAGTGTGGGCTTGCGTGCAAATAAACACTTAAAGAATATTGCTGATGACGCAAAGGACGAAGGCAAGTCCACAAAGAATGCCGTTCGCCGCATTGGACAGATTGGGAACGATTTTAGTGTGTTCTTGTCCAAGACTACGGCGGCTCCCCAATTGGTTGTGCTTGTTGTGCATCGTCCCACGAACACGGTGGCTGTGGAACTCACAATGAAGCGTAGCAGCAAGACGGGAAGCAGTGGATGGCGAGTCACAATGATCACAGCAGGAAAAGAGTACCGCAGCAGCGAGATTGGATTTTCTCTTGCCCAAAGCCTGTACAAGTTCCTGAATGAGAAGGGGTACACCATTGTTACGGGTGGCGTACAGTCTGCTGGCGGAGAAAGCATTTGGCGTGGACTCATGCAGGACGCAGAAGCGGTACCGAATATACAGGTCATGACTCCCACTAGAATGCAGCGGTTCTTGTCAGGCATGGAAAGCGGCGTGTGGCTTGGAGACGCAGGAGAAGCGGAACTAGAAGCACTGCAAGGGGTAAAACGAACGCCTGAGCAGGAGAAGCGCATTCGCCAACTGCAAAAGATTGTACGCACCACCGTTTCACTCCGTGGCAAGCAGGGCAAGATTGATCCACCCGAAGTAAGGCGAACCGCAACAGCGGGACAGCAGTTCCCTGTGGGCACCGTATGGCGTACCGAAAACAAAAAATGGGGAGCCAAGAGTAGTGGCGGCTCCGTTCAATATTTTGATTCTCGTTCAGCAGCACAAGCGTTCACGAAAACACTATAGGGATTCCCCCTATTAGCGCGAGGCGAGGCTTCGCGTATGCTAAATAATAGCGACAAGCCAAAATCACTCAAAGGAGAACCTCTTATGGCATTCACAGCAGATTCAGTCGAACTCGCCAAGGCGAATAAACTCGGTAGACAACTACACCATCTATTCGCAACATTCGGTACGACAGGTGCCGCAGGAACCACAGGCGCAAAGAAGGTCGAGAAGTACGCCAAAAAACTCGGTTTCGGCATCACTGGTCTGACCACAGGCGCAGGATTCCCTCCATTCGGAACGATTCTGCCGTCCTACGCAACAGGAACCGAAGCCGCACTTCAGAATCCTCGTGGCGAAACAATGGCAAGTGGCATTACTCTTGGTGCACTTGAAGGGCAAACAGTTGGTATCTATCTGAAGAAGTTTGTTCGTAGTGGTGCAGACTACAAAACCGACCTAACAACAGGTGTGACTCGCGGTACTTCAGGTATTGCAGGGAGCACATTCGAAAACTTCCAAGGCAGGGGAATTATTAACGGTGGATTCACTGCGGTAATCGGTTATAGTGCTGGTGGATACTCAATAGCATAAACAAATTATGCAAAAAGAATTTGATTTGGCTTGACACAATAGAGGGGGAGTTGGAAAGGTGGAATACACCACCAACTCCCCCTTTTACTTTTAGACTTTCTTCTCTTGGAGTTTGAACATGGATATTGAACCATATAAAAGTCTGCACTCAGTTATTCTTGAAGTTCAGACAGCAACGAAACCAACAAAGCCAGCAGAGAAGAAACTCGGCGGGGCTTTGGGTGGACGCGAGAAGGGCAAAACATGGCAAACAGCAAGCGGAGCATGGGGAGCGAAGAACAAAGAGGGAGTTACTGATTACTTTGATTCAGATGAAACAGCCAAGGCGTGGATTGCAGGTAAGTCTGCACCCGCAGGACGAATAGACAAACCAGGAGATACTTCACAGTCTGTAGAATTGGACAAGGACGGATTCGAACAAAAGCCTTCAGCAACAGGAGCACCAAAGTCGAATGCAGGAAAACCCACAGCAGCAGCCGAACCCAATGGACGAGGAACTCCCACCACCCAAGCGAAAGCGACAACCGCTAATCCGAAGTATCAAGCACAACCGCAAAGTAGCCAAACAAACGAACCGCCGAAAGCACTAGATGCCGAAACAGCGCAACTAAGTAATGTTGGCACAAAAAATCCAACCACAAAAATGGACGGCGCATTTGCAAAAGACGCAAAGGCTACCGAAAAGGCTGCTGCAAAGCCAGACATTCGTAAAGCCAATGTGGTTGCAAAAGCCATTCACCAAAAAGAACTTGCTGGTCCTAAAGATGATTCGGAATCTCTATTCGGTGATGCACAAGCCGAACGCGACTTTATTGATGAACTGAATCACGCTGCACTATCGGCAATGCGTGGACAGACTGCATACGACTTTGAATTGTGCTCCGAAGTATTCGCCAACATTGGATTCTGTTTTGACGCAAAGACAAAAGAAAAGGTCACCAAGGGTATTCCTCGCGAAGAGATGCCACAGTTTTCCTCACAGGTTGATCCAAAGAATACCGAATCGGTTGCGTACAAGGCTCTCATGGCAAGCAAGGGGTACACTACTCCTGATCAAGTAACACCCGAAGACTTGAAGAGTGAAATCAATATGGAAAAAGAGTACCGTAAGGCTCTTGAGGCTTCGGGATACGAGGTAAAGGAAGAAGATGTGGATGTGACTTCACTCAAACCAATTCAAGGTCAGTTGAAGGGTGAAAAGGTTGCAGGAATGTACGGAACTCTTGCTGCTGCCGCAGCGGATCCCACGAACTACGGCAAAGCAGCATCGCGCCTTCTTGAACCAATTTATGTGAGTGACGGTTATGTTATTGACGGACACCACCGTTGGGCTGCACAGTGTGCAATGGATATTGCAAACGGAAGCGGTGCAAACACCACGATGAAGACGCGAACCATTACTAAAGGTGGCAAGCCTGTTGCGGTGGAAGACATGATCAAGTTCTCTAATGGATTTCAGAAGAGTGTGGGGCTGATGAGTCAGACCCGTGGCGGTGAAGCAATCAAAGAAAAACCCAAGGCAAAGACAGAAGGATATCACATGAGCAAGTTCGGAAGCGGTCGTATTAGTCGTATCACACAGTCACTTCACGAATCTGTTTCTGTAAAGTTGAATGAAGGTGGCATGAAGGCTGCTCTTGAAGATTGGATCTACGCTCTTCCTGATGGGGCTATTGAAGACTTGAAGAAGGTAATGAATATAGAAGCAGAGAACAGTATGACTCCTGCTCAACAGGAAGCCAAGATCAAGCAGATCCTCAAGAAGCACAAGGTTTCGAAATTAATGGGACGCGAGAATCAAAGCGTGAGTGCGGTAATGACAAGTTTCAATGCGTATCACGATAGTCTTTCCGAGGCTGCGGCAAAACCAAAGATGAAGAAGCCAAAGATCGAGGGAGACGCTCCTGATACATTTGGTGTGGGTGCTCGTATTGGTCGAGGAACCAACCGCTCGGATTCACACGGCAAACAGATTGCAAGCATTGCATCACAGGTTAATCGTGATGCTGTTGCAGGAAACACAATTGCGAAGAACGAGAAGACTGCTGCTGATCTAGTTGCACTTGCAAACAAGAAGCCAGAGGGAACAACATTTGAAATCTACGGCAAGAAGGACGGCAAGGAAACTTCTGTCAAGATCAAGAAGACCCGCGTAATGGGATCTGTTGTGTTCATGATGGGTGCTAATCAAGTAGAACTGAATGTTGCAGGTACAGGCTTGCAGATCATAAATAAGAAGACCCGCCGCATGGTGCTTGATCGTGGCAATGATATGATTTGGGAGTCTGCTGACTTTACCGATGTTGGTATGATCTGCATTACTGAAACTCAATCTAAGATGCCGCAGAATCGAAAACTATCTGATTGGGATCTGTGGAAGGTTGATGTAAAACAACGCGACACCATGAACAAGAAGAGTAATGTCCAAGCAAAGAAGTGAGGAGTAATTCATGGCAACAACAGGCACGGCTGCTTGGAGCAAGTACTTTAATACAGGGAAGGATATTCCTTCAGTTTTAAAGAAGACTTCAAAGGTATTTGATTTCAAAACAAATCAGCCCGTTGGGAATCTTGACGCAGGAACCGAGATTGTTTTTATCACATCAAAAGCATTTGATAAGCATCCACCTGTTCTTGTTGGTAGAAAGATCGTTCGTGTTGAGTTTGACAAGATTGCCAAGCCAGGTGTGCGCTCAAGCACTGCTGCAAGTCTGAAGCCACAGGCTTTCGGTGTTAAGGATACCGAATATACTTTTAAGAATTACGCAAAACTAATTCGTGAAAGCATTGAAGAACGCAAGGACTTGACTAGTAGTGTACGGGCGTATTTGACTGCGCTCATTGAGTACTGTGATGATCCAAGTGAAAAGAATAAAGTAAACTTAAAGAAATTCTACAGTTCTGCAAAGACTGTTCCTGTGGCAGACATTGTAAAAGACTTTGGTGAGGTGGCTGGTCCTTTCGGAGTATTGAGCAATAAACTCATTAAAGGACTCAATGAAAGTAATACAGCAGTTTTCATTCCTGCTCGTCCAAATGAGCCGCTGATGGATTATTCGGTGATAGACACCATCAAGAATCGGCGTTATATCATTTCCGCCAAGTCGGGAACCACTTCCAATGTTGTAAAGCCAGGAGACATCATCAATCTCCTGAACAAGATTCCTGCCAAGAAAACAAAATGGCAACGAACCACACAATACAAGGTTCTTGAAATTCTGTCGGGTGCAAGTATTCTTTACGGACCAATACTTGTTGCAGCATATCTCACAGGAAAAGGCTTCAAGGAGTTTGGTGGCATTACACAAAAAGCCGCAGATGACTTTATTGCAAAGGCGAAGGGATCTAGTTCCACGGCGTACAACAAGAGTCTATTTGCCACATTCATTTCGGGAAACGAGTACCTAAAGAAAAAGAAGTCTCCCACAGCAAATGAAATAATGTACGAGTGTGAAAAAGCCATTGGAAATCTTTCAAAGACTGTCAAACTTGATTTCACCAAACTGTTTCGTGATGCTGTAGACGAACAGGTTTACTACATTAAGTTTTCCCTAGATAATACAGGAGTTCCCGAATTCGATCTCATTGGTGACACTCCCGAAGAAGTAAAGTCTAAAGTTTTTCTTCGCAGCAAAAACGGATACACACGCGCATCCGATAGAATAGGCATACAGATATGAAACCATTCAAAGACTTACGCGACCACGCTTTTTGCTCACTACAGCGAATCATCTTCGAAGAGTTCGATGCCGAACTCACAGAGGAAAAGATTGTGCTTGATATGCCGAACCTATCATACGAAGATGTGGTTGCGTATTTAGAAGATAATGATGTTGAGTGGGAAGAGAAGGACGGTGTTATTTACATTCTTGATCCCGTTGAAGAAGCCGAGATCACTATTGAAGACGATGACTCCGAAGACATAGAAGAATCGGTTGACATTGAGAGTGAAATGCTGAATGAGGTTGCTGCAAAGCGCAAGATTGTGGTTCGCAAGGGCAAGAAACGAATCCTGTTCAAGTGTGGACCAGGATTCATGAAACGCGGAGCGCGTACCTGTGTTCGCCGCAATGTAAGCCAGTTGCGAAAACTAAAGTTCCGTTCCAAACGATCTGCGCGAAAGGCTAGATCGAAACGAGGACAGGCAAACAGAAAAAGAAAACTCTCGATGCGTAAGCGGTTAACCTTCGGAATACGACCACGAAAGAAGAAATAGCAAATGATCGAATATGAACAAACCGATGGATGTGGATCGGTTCGTGTGAAGACAACCGAAGGATTTGCCGTATTAACCTTTGCTTGCTCTAATCCAACACAACCCCTATCACTACAATGTCGAGTCTCGGCGGGATCTTCTTCCCACCTTGCAGGTGTTGTGGTAGAGAATCTAGTCGAACGATACCACCCTTCCGTGCTTGTGGTGGAAGCAGACAACACTCAGTTGCGATACAAACCAAAGATTGCACAGATGTTCAGGTGTTGGACTCAGGACTCTCAATCGGTATATGCGGAAGCGTTTTCCTCCCGTGATCTTTTTAATCGCGTGTGCAGTATGTCTGCTGCCATGCAGAAGTACGACTTGGTGCGAGTTCAGAACGAAGACATTCAATTCTTTAAAAGCCGTGATGTGCTGAAGAAGATTCGTGAGAACACCATGCCATTCGAGTTCTTGTCTATTAAAGAAGAGTGTGACTACAGCATTAGAAGTTCGTGCGTGAACTGCGTTCGTGATATTGTTTCTGCTGCAACCGCTGCGCTTCCCCTACTGAGTGAAAAGAAACAGCAGCCGTTTATCCAAGCAATTGGGCTGTTGGAAGCAAAGCAGCAAGAAGGTGGAAGAGGATTTGATGTAAAGCACTCCTACATACAAGAAGCCGCTAATGCTATTCTGCTTCCGTGTATTGTGCAATTCGGAAATACCCATCCGTTCACTCAGCGAATATTCTCGGAGTTTTCTAAAACCACATCCAAGTACATTACTGCGTCTCAAGAGTTCCTAGACGCTCACGGAGAAATACTTGGATCTGATTCTTGACTTTGAGCATTCACCCTATATACTAAGGAGACTACTATGAGCAACATGAGAAATTATTTGAGTTGGATACAGCAAAATCAGCAGAACAATCCACAGTGGAAGGCTGCACAGCGACAACAGAATCGCAATCAGACTCCCATTACTCCCCCTCCGCAGCAGAAACGCGATGATGAATTGCCTGAAGGCACGGAGATCATTGAAGAAACACCAGACGAATAAATGAAAACCTTTCATCATGAATTAGTGACGCTAAACGAAAATGTAAACAGCGTAGACACAGACGGCGGCAGACGCTATCAGACCCCTGATGGCGTTTTTCCCTCTGTTACCACCGTTACGGGATGGAAGAAGCGAGCCTTCTTTGCCAAGTGGCGGCGAGAAAACCCCGAAGAATCAAAGAGAGTACTTAGCCGTGGCACGAAACTTCACTCAATTATCGAGTCGTATCTCAAAAACGATCACAGTTCCGTACAGACGAATGCGGGGACTTGTGAGTCCGACCTATTTTTCGAAATGCAGGAGTCTATCGACCGCATCGGCACGATCCACGCTATCGAAGTTCCGCTGTGGTCGAAGCGTGTGGGATTGGCGGGAAGGACGGACTGCATTGGATTTTTTGATGACAAGCCGTCGGTTATCGACTTTAAGTCTTCCACATATCCGAAAAGCGAAGACGCAATCCAAGACTACTTCATGCAAGCCACGGCGTATTCGCTTATGTGGCAGGATCGCACAGGAGTGGAACTCCGAAATATTGCCATTCTGATTGGTGTGGAACAAGGTGGCTGTCAGGTGTTTACAGCCGATCCACGGGAATATATTGCAGATTTGGCAGATGCAATCAAGTTCTACCGCTCCGAGCGGAACTCCTATGCTTCTAAATAGAGAAGCACAGGAGAATTATGAGAGCATTTACCGAACACCTAGTCGAAGCATTTAAAAAATCAAGTGGAAAGAATGTCCATTTGGAGCATCTTGAGGACGAGATCCTCAACAGCGGCTACGCAGGGTTCGGACGCGCCATAAAGGCTTTACGGGGCGTTGTGGAGGCTCTCACAGCAAACGCGCCTAGTGCATACGACATCACGGTAAAGTGGGATGGCGCACCCGCCATTATTTGTGGAATCGACCCCCAAAGCGGTCGATTTTTTGTTGGCACAAAGGGTGTGTTCAATGTGACTCCCAAATTGAACTTTACCAATTCAGATATTGATGCGAACCATCCCGTAGAGGGATTGAACTTAAAACTTAAACTTGCGCTAAAGCATTTTTCCAAACTTGGTATTCGTGGTGTGCTGCAAGGCGACATGATGTTCGATGGGGAATCAAAACAGCGGGAACTCATTGACGGCAAGAGTTACCTTACTTTTCAGCCCAACACAATCAAATACGCCGTGGATCCAAAAAGTGATTTGGGAACACGCATGGCAGCAGCAAAAATTGGTATTGTGTTTCATACCGCATACGAGGGCGAATCAATCGCCACCATGACTGCACGATTCAATCCCGATATTAGTTACATGAAAAAAGTAAAGGATGTCTGGTTTGATAACGCCACAATGAAGTTTGCAAACGGATCAGGACTATTCTCCCCATCGGAACGCAGCACAATTGAAAACTCTATTGCTAGTCTTACCAAGACTGCTGCTGACTTGCGTGTTGTCTTGAACGGCATTGGCAAGAACGAGGGAGTTAAAATAGACATCAAAACCTACATCAACGGATTGGTGCGTGGAGGAGTTGCTACTTCTCATGCTGATGTGAATCAACTCCTGCAATTCATGCTTGAACGCGCACAAGGCAAACGCAAAGTAGCAAGCACAAAAACTACTCCATCAATTGATTGGGTTCGCAACAACAGAAACCAACTTGCTCGTGTTTTTGCACTACATAATGCACTGGCTCAGTTGAAACTCACAATTGTTCAGAAGATGGCTTCCATGCAAACAGGCGTAGGAACCTTTATCAAGGACAAGAGCGGATACCGAGTTACTACTCCTGAAGGATTTGTTGCAATCGACCGCTTGAGCAACAATGCAGTTAAATTGGTAGACCGATTGGATTTTTCACGCAGCAATCTGACCACAGAAAAGACTTGGAATAAACCTTGACTGGCAGTTGGTGTCTGGTGTAACAATAAAGAGGTGATCACAGTGGAAAAAAAAGTTCGGGATATTGCTAAACCCAAGACTAAAGGCAAGTCTATCGTTGTTGCCTTTGGTCGCTTTCAACCCCCCACATCAGGTCACCAACTGCTAGTCGATAAGGTCATTAGCACGGCAAAGAGTTTGGGCGCAGAGTACGCAATGTTCAGCAGTCGCACAAACGACCCCAAGAAGAATCCACTCACCCCCCGACAAAAGTTCAAGTACCTGAAGCGGTTCTTTCCTGACGCAAACTTCAAGGACTTGAACACAATCAAGAACCCTGTGGAGATGCTGTACTGGCTTGCCGAAAAGGGATACGATCATGTGCATCTCGTTGGTGGAGAAGATCGCCAAGGACAATACGAGGCTTTCAAAGACCTGATGAGTTCCACTCGCAGGAAAGACCGCCTTAAACTAAAGAGCCTGACGATTGTGGGTGCAGGAAAGCGAGACGAGAACGCAACAGGTGTGCAGGGCATGAGCGCGTCCAAACTTCGTGCTGCTGCTGCCGCAAACGACTTCAAGACTTTCAAGAGCGGAATGCCCCGCCAAGCCAATGCTTCTGATGTTAAAGACTTGTACCAAGATCTACAACGGGGCATGAAAACGATGATTAAAGAAGGCATCAACTACACAGATATTTACCGTGCCGCCGCAGAGCGACTGCTTGAAAGCGACAAGAAAAAGCGAAGAGCCGATACTCCTGGTCAAACAGGGGGATTCTCCAAGCACAATAAAATATTTCCCACGCCTCCATGTAAAATGGATGAAGACCTTTCGCAGTGGTTCAAGGAGAAGTGGGTGGACATTGGCGGCAAGAAAGACCCCAAGACAGGGGAGTACCCCCCATGTGGTCGCTCTGACACCTCCAAGGGTAAATACCCTAAATGCCGTCCCGTAAACAAAGTAAACAGCAAGACCCCTGAGACGGTGGGAGAGATGACTCCCAAAGAGAGAAAACGCGCTGTAATTCAAAAAAGACGAGTTGAACCAGAAACACAGCAAAGCGGAAAAGGAAACGCCCCCCGCATGACTAGCCACTTGAAATCGTCTAAATAAGGAAAAGGGAGACTCTACAATGGACGGAATCGGACACGATAGCGGAATCACATCGAAACTCAACACCTTGCTGCGGCTTGGTCTTGTTTCCAAGAACAACATTCGCCGTGCAGCGGTTCTGTTCCAAGACCCCGACAAGGCAATGAAGAATCCCGCATACCGTATGCTTATGCAGGAAATTCTTGTGGATGTGGTGGATCGTGTACTGAATAACCGCAACCTGTACACCGCTCTCCGCACTAGTCTGTCCAAGGAATCAAACATCACCACCGAAAGTGTTGAAGGCGAACGCACGAAGACCCTGCTTCGTAGTGGTCTTGTAAAGAAAAAGGATGTAATCGTGGCTCGCCGCGCTTTGCAGTCTCCTGAGACAGCCATCAAGATGGGTGCATCCAAAGTGTATCGCGACCTCATGATTGACATGATGGACTCAATGGTAAAGAAGATTACAGGATCACCTGTTCTGTTCAACGCTTTCCGCAAGACTCTTGGTGGAGAAACTGTTGAGGAATCATTCGAGACACCAAACACCGAAAGCATGGACGAGTTTGGTTTGGTTGAAGCCGCACAAGAACTAATGGAAAAGAACAAGCCAACAAATCCTGAACTGTGGTCACAAGCAAAATCCAAGGCTCGTGCAAAGTTTGATGTGTACCCTTCTGCCTACGCCAACGGTTGGGCTGTTAAGTGGTACAACGAACAAGGCGGCGATTGGAAAAGTGTGAGCGAAGGAAAAACATTCTTTGCGCTTCAGAATGAACTCAACGAATACATGACCACCATGAACCGCAAGAGTCCAAAGGAAAATGCTACTGCGCGAGAGAAGGCTCGTAAACTGCGCGATGAAATGGAATCCGAAAAGATGCCAAAGCCAAAGCCAGTGAAAGAAGCCAGTGAGGTTACTGAAATCTATAGAATTACTCCTGCAAGAAGAGCCGCGTTGGACAAAATTAAGAGTAAAGCAACAAGTGATGCCAATCGTGTTACTGATGAAGATGATTATTCAAGTAAAGGACTTAGGGATTCTAAGATCGCACACGCAAGAATGAGAAGAGTTGACTTAATTAAAATGATGGGTAAACCATCAGACAAAAGAACCGCTGAAGAACATCCAGATTTGAAATACAACCCAAAAAATAGTACTTCAAATCAACTCAAGGATCGAGAATTAAAAGCCGATTTGAAACACGCGAGAAAAATAGAAAGACCTATCGTCAAGAAGAAAGTGAATGAAGCGAGTGGGGTTACTGCAAAACTTCAGGGTCTAAAGGCAGACTACGCCAAACACGCCGAAGAACTTCGCAAGCCTATTCCACCTGCTCGTGGATCAACAAATCCAATGGCTCGTATGGGAAAAGGCAAAAAGATGGAATGGGCAAAGGATCGGCGCACCAAAGACACCAAGACGAGTCAACGCCGCCGCTCAGGTGATGCAGACTACCGTTCAACCACAACAACAGACTAAACCATGATAAAGAAAAGCGGAAGCAAATTCGTAGTCACTGATTCTACAGGTTCCAAGATTCTAGGAACCCACCCATCCAAAGAGAAGGCACAGAAGCAACTGGCTGCCATCGAAATTTCAAAGGCAAAGCACATGAAAGAAACCAAACAATTCAAAGCGTTCCGTAACACACTCAACGAGAGCGAGTACAAGGAAACCCTTACAGGCTATCCTAATCGTTCGCTTGATACTGATGTTGGAGCATTCAAGTTCAATGCACAGTTCATTGCCAACGCCAATGCCATGCTTAATGCTCTTTCAAAGTACTCGTACTTGAATACCACCGATGCACTGGTGAAGATTCGTGCACGACTCAATGTGCTGTTGCTTGACTTCCCGTGGACACCACGGGTGTGGTCAGGATACGCACAGGTTCCACCTGCTGCACCAGGAGAAAACAGTTCTGTGGTTGGTGTGTTTACTCTTCCACTGACACGCTTTGGTCGTGTTGATGGATACGATGCACTGACTGGCGGAATTCGCTTTGATGGTCGTGCAGGTAGCCAAGACGGATTCCAAGAGTTCACGCTTACCGTTAAAGTTGAATTGGGCGATGACTCCATGTACCGTGTAACCGCTTTTGTTTCACCAAAGGAAGAGCCTGTGATGGCTGAAGAAGGCGTGGAAGTGAAGGAAGGCGCAGAGCAGATTGACGAGTTGAGCAAGGCGACCAAGGACGCGTATGTTGCCAAGCGTGGATCACAACTGTCGTCCATGAAGTACGGTTCCGACAAGAACTACAATTCGCTCACGGGCAAAAAGCAAGCCAATGCTGTGAAGGGCATCAAGACGGCTATGGGTGTCAAGGAAGAACTTGTTGGCGGTCAGAAGAAATTGGATGCAAACAAGAACAAGCGTCTCGACTCGCAAGACTTCAAGATGCTTCGATCCAAGAAGTCTGTAAAGGAAGAACTTGTTGGCGGTCAGAAGAAACTTGATGCGAACAAGAACAAGCGGCTTGACTCGCAAGACTTCAAGATGCTTCGCTCCAAGAAGTCTGTAAAGGAAGATGTAACCACAGAATTCACCACAGGTCTTCCAATCATGGATCCTGCTCTTGGATCAAACATTGCTGATCAAAGCGGCAAGGGAACCAAGCGCATCAAGAAGGTTGTGGATGAAGCCGCAAAGACCCCAAAGAAGACTATGAAGAAGCGGACTACACTACCAGGTGGAGCAGAACAAAGTGCTAAAAGTCATGCAATTAAAGACAGACTAAACAAGTACGGTATGCGCTGGTAAGCGAATACTTTTATCATGGACATTAATATATTGACCAAAGACAACTTCTCTCTCTATGCAATGGGAAACTACACGAATCCTGATTGCATGGGGATGGATGAATTCTTGGAAGATATTTCAAAAATCAAATATGTAAAGCGGTTGCTGAAGCGGTATAACCGCTGCGGCACTTTGCGAACCATTCTTCTCCTGAACCACATCATGGTGCTTGGGAATGTGTTTGGTCGTGCGGCAGCGTCTCGTATGCTGTTTCACAAATTGGAAGCGGACATCTACCCTGCACTGAAGACCGTTCTCCTGTATTTGGAATACATAGATGAGCGGATGATTTTTGACGGCATCGTAGTCTCGGACATCCCGATGGACGGCAAACTAGCACAGATTCTGAGGCAATTGTAATGGCAAACTCACCGCAACTTCCATTCTTTGCACAAAACAGCACCGTGAAGGCGTGGTGTCATACGGGTGTGTCGCATCTTCCTGTATTCAGTGGTGCCGTACCCACCAACAGGTGGGATAGTGCAAATTTCGTAGACGGATACAACCTTCGTTTGGATCCGTCTAACCATATCTCTCCAGGTGCTAGTGATGTCTTGGGTAAGGCACTAAAGTTTTCTTTTATTACTCCCATGCGGGACACCAAATATAAAATTTTTATACAGGCTGAATTTCTACACAATGCTGGTACGAGTATTCCAGTATATACTCACGCACTAAACTCAACCCAATTTCCAAAACTAACCACTTCATTTTGGATACGATTGGGTACTCCCAAGCGAAATGTTGGCTTGGCTACTGGGAATGGGAACCAAGTTCGTGCCGTAACATTTGAGTCTAATTCTCTTATTCAGATAAGGGTGGTGGTAATATGACTTCTTCTCGTTCAGCAGCACAATTTACTTCTTCTACTACTACTGTTCCCACCTGTGATGCGTGGATCAATATGCAGTACGACACGGACAAGGCTCCCACGGTGAACGATGGTTACGGTATTTTGGGAACCCATCGAGTAAGTGCAGGAGTGTACGGAATTTCATTTTCCAATCCTGAACAGTTCGGCGGTGGGGCGTATGTTACGATTTGTACACCCGAAGTTGGTTACGATGCAGGATACGGACCGCAGATCTTAAAAAATGGTGAAGACTTTTTTAATGCTACCGACAAGGGCAAGTCCGCAGGAATACGAGTAGCAAACTTTAATTACTCAGGATTTCATCCAGGTGGCGGAACTGCTACCATAGGAGACTCAGCCAAAGAGTATGCAGTTCGATCTAATGTGGCAGTGTTTGCACTTGCCACAGAAAATAATCTGCGTGCTCCAGAAGTTGGAAATTGGATAGTGGACAGTACTCTTTCTACCTTCCCTCCTAGTGGAGTGCCAGGTCCAATAGGAATACCCAATTCGTATCAAGTTAACCAAAGCGTAAATATTGCCGCCAATGCTGTCACTGCTGTAGCAATTCAATCGGCTGCTACTCCTGCTTGGTTCAAATCAACACCGTGGACATCAAGCATTTTTATAAAGGGAGAGATAGGCGGAGAGCAGATATTCATTAGAAGTGTTGGCGGTAGCAAAACACTGCTCACACTCACTAATACTTGGAAACGATATTCTATCACGGGTACTCAAATAACTGGTACCAGCGTAGAAGGAATTCAACTTGGGCTACAGGGCAGTCTAGCCTCTGGATTGGGCGGCACAGCCACATCTGCTTCTGCCAGATACTATATTGCGGGAGCACAACTAGAACCAGGAAGCCTAGTGACGGAGTTTGTTTCTACTCCAATTGGAACACAACCAATTACTTATACTGGTACTAAAGGCAACCAAGACGCACGCAAGCGGCTTGTTCCTGGTGCGGGAGGCTTTGGCACGGTGGGGAACACCTACTCGTCTTCTCTGTTTAATAAAGCAGACAAGCGCAAGGCAGTGGCATACGGAACAATTGTGATTCCACCAAACAAAGGTAACAGCAGCACGGTAAGCGCGTACATTGAAAACGGATTCAATGTGAAAGGCGTATCAGCAGGAGCAAACTCCTTGTTTGATGTTTCGTTTGTGACTCCCATGACATCGAACACCTACTGCACCATACTAACGGGTGAGTACGAGTCCAACACCGAAACTAATCTTACTGCGGCAACTCCTGAGTTCTCCCTGTTGTTGATTCGCGCAGGACTAAACAACAAGTACAAAACTACTTCAGGATTCCGTGTTGAATCACTAAAGCAAAACCCTGCGGACAACTCGTGGACACAGCAGGGTGTAATCTACCAAAGCGGACTCACCGAGCGCATTCACTTTATGGTGTTTGGTGAGGTGCTGCAAGGGCAGTCGTTCTACTTGAACAGTCCATACACTCTTTCCGAACCAATAAACAATCTTGATTACGATGTGTACGGATCGCATTGGGCTTGGGTAGATGGAGTAGATGGAAATCAAACACTAATAAATCAGGCGGGTGAATTAGGATATGTGCCAGGAAAAAAATCTATGGTTCCAATACTAAGCACTTATATTGGAGCAACTTCTGGATATTTTTCGGGAGTAATGCAAAGAGATTTGGGTACAACATATATTAATGAAACGGGATTGCTTGGTGGAAGTGTTGCTGCATGGGCAAAAGTCATAAAAAATGTTCCACAATCCAGACGCATGGTAGAGTTTCGCTCTACTTGCAGAATACTTCCCGTAACTACTAGTGATCAACGCGAAAGACTTGTACAACATTATGCTATTAGAGATGGGTTTACATACACCAGCGTACATTATCCCACTGGTGTAACAAATGCAGGATTTACAGTAGCCGCTGAAAGTATTAATGGTCATCTTTACTCAACAGGAACCACATATAGCGGAGCAACCTTTCCTGCAAGCAGACGAATACTAGGTCTTATTTCGGATGAACAAGCAAACGATAAACGCATTGCTGTGAATGAACTTGTTCGTGCATTGGGTGCTGCTGGTGTAACACCAGGTATTTTTCAAGATGATTCCGAAAATGCTCCAGGAACAATGTCGCTGTACCACCTGGGAACTTCAACTAAATATAAAGTAATTACAAATTCGGGAATAGCCAGTGGTGCATTTGTTGCAGGAACAGATCCAGATCGCGCACTTGGAGTATCTGGTGTTACTTCTGAATTCTTATATGACTATTACGGAATATCCGCTTCTGGATCTAGTAGAAAAAGTAAACTAGTAAACAGGGCTGATCCAGAAATGCTGCGTGCATTGATAAGTGATCCACGCATTGCCACATATCAGTTCTCCACAAGCGGAATAACTACCGCAGATTCCCCCACATTCCCGTCTAGATTCATGGAAATATACGGAAAGATGTGTAAGCGGTGGAATGTAACAGGAGTCACGGCACAAGGTGCTACTCCCATGATAGGACTATCTCATGCTGTGGATATTGTTTATGCTCATGGAGCAGCAGCCTTTGGTGCAACACCCAATTTTCCATATTTTGCTACCGAACGGGGTTCTGGTATTTTGGGATATCAAGCAAGATCAATAAATAATTTTAATCACTATCTGATATGGCTTGCATGGGATCAAACCGTTGCAGAATGGTATTGGGGACACTATCGTTCTATTGCATATTCTGATGGAATGAGTGCTGGTATAATATACAATATGTACGGAACAGGAAATGCTGATGCAGATAATATGGAATTTGCAGTAGACGCAAATCTAGGACCAGAAATACAGATGTCGTTAACAGGAGAAAAAACTATTAATTCTGTTACCATGTACGGTAATGCACTTGGTGGTAGTACAAATCCAGCACTATACAGTGGATTTGTTCCAAATCCTACGACCAATGCTGAAAAGCATTGCCTGAACGGACAAACATATTCAGTAGGAGACTACGCTAATTATATTTCAAGTGTGGCAGGACTGCCTATGGGCAATGGTGCGGTAGACTATTATATCATGCCTAATGGACGCAGAAAGTTTTATCCAAAAACAGCAATAGGACTTGCTGGTACTGGATATAATGGTTCAGACACACAAAGAGACAAGGGTTCTGGATGGGGCAACACAGGGACTATATGGACTCCTCCTGTTGGAGCAACCGTTGAGTCAACTCCATCTACTTCCACTGGATTTACTGCATGGGGAGGATTTACTGCTCTTGCAGGTGATTACATTTGGGTACAGAATCCAAGTGGCATAACAAACCCCGTTCCACTTACTGTTAGAAATAATCTTGGAGGAATTACTGCTGGTAGTAAAAAATTTATAACAGTATTGGAATCATTGAGTAATTACGGAATAGTTGCAGGAACCACCTTTACGATTGAACACACAACCAGTAATTCTTCGTATCACTGCTTCTTGTTTGATATGCAAAAAATTCGGGCTATGCTTCGTAGCAATCCGTGGATGACAACAAAAGGACACGCTCCATTTGTTGGTCCTTGGCAAGAAGTCAGTCATGAACAATGGAGTATGGATCCCCGATATTTCTACGAACACGCTTATCATCTGCTGCTTTCTAGTGGAAAATATTTGCAATGGTTTCGTACTAGTGCATCCAGTGAAGACGGTGCTGGTGATGGTCAGACTATTATTATCCACAAAGTGCTTGAAGCGTGGAGAACTATAAGTGGAAACAGCAGCGTAAGATGTGTTACAACGAATCCCTTTCCATACGATTCTCCTGTACTTACTTCGGGTGGTCAACTGAATAGAGGACCAATGGCAGGTTCATATTTGTGGAGAATGACTGCACGACCAGGACTTATGGGATTATATGAAACTGTTATACTCGGACAAACTGCAAGAGCAGACATACCAGACAGACTTGTTATACCTGGTGGTGCAGTTCCTGAGCATACTTATCCTGGAACTTCCCGAAAAGGAATTGAAGGAACTCGTGGAGTTTGGTTGATTACTAAATCAGCAATTCCTCCTGTGTATACAATATCGTCTTTGAGTTCTCCAGCATCAGGTATAGTATCAGGTTCAGGAACACCTATTGGTCGTTAAGGAAACCCATGTCTACAATCAAAAAATTCTCAAAGTTTATTTCCGAAGAAATTCCACCCCCAATGGCATCGCCGCCACCCACAAACACCGCAGGAGGCGGCAGCATTGCAGGTTTGCCCCCTGATATGCCGCCTGGCAACCCAAGACTCAAATCAAATATTGCTCGTAGGAAGAAGATGAAGCCTAAATAAAGAGTAGTGCAGTTGTGCTATAGAAAGGCAGATTGAAATGATTAGTACCGAATTGATTTCATTGGTTGGAGGAGCGGCTACAGGATTCTTGTTTCGTTACATGGCTCAGAAGAGTCAGGATCAAAAAGAAATCTTTGAGCGGCTTATTGCTGCCAACAAGCAGACCACAGAGAACCAAGACAAGGCAGCACAGCGTGTTCCTATGGATGTGGGTAGGGGCATTCGCCAACTCATTGTTCTTGCAGTGCTGTTTGCTACTATGCTGGCTCCGTTCATTCTGCCGTTCTTTGGTCTGCCCACATTCGTTGAAGTAGACGCTACCACACCCGAAGGGCTGTTTGGACTTATTCCGCAATCAACCCGCAAGTATTTTGTTGAGATCAACGGATTCTTGTTTGCGTCTGAAACTCGTCAAATCTTGGTGAGCATTGTAGGCTTCTACTTTGGTTCAGCCGCTGCTTCAAACAAGTCTTAAAGGAGAAGCCATGTCTAAACTAAACTATATTCTTTGTTTGCTCTTCCTTGCGGGATGCAACACCTCCCCCATTATTATTCCTGATACCACATCAGACAGTCCTGTTATGCTGAAACTCAAGCACGACATCCTGAGCGGCGACAAGATTGTCGGCAATTGGGGATGGATCTTGTGGTATCTTCCCATTGTGTTCTTGGTTGTGGCGTGGGCGTGGAAGGAATTCTTTGGTCGCAAGCGAGACAACGCTGCCCCCAAAACTCCAAAGGCTGCTCCCGTATCAACTCCAAACACCGTAGACTTGCCGACTCCTTAATCGGTTTCGCAGCGCAAGTCTTCAGGAAGCGATTCAAACATTCGCTTGCAGATGTAGTACGAGTCAACAATATCCGAAACAGGACTCACTGAGTCTGCTCGTTTTGGTGTCAGCACCGACTTTAGATTAACTCCTGTTTCATGCGAGAACGCCGCGTACATGGCGTTCTTGTCTGCATTGCCCTTGCCTGTGGCAAACTTCTTTATTTCGGTGGGAGGAATCACCGTAACAGGAATGCTTAACAGGTACAGTTTATATTTTAAGATGCCTGTGTTCTCGGCAATCTGAAACACTCTGCCACTAGCGGAGTACGCGTAGCCTTCAAGAGCCACATGGGAACAGCCCATTACAATGTCCACAGCCCAATCTGCAATGCTTTCGTAGCGGTGTTCGTCTGAGTTCCAATCACTCAGCCGCTCACCAAACACATTCATGCAACGAATTTCCGATTGCCGCTTGTTCTCAGTAAGGAAAAAAAATGAGCATCCACTGTATGAAAATTTCCCCGTGGCGTTCGACTTGAACAGGCACACGGCTGGTCCACACAATGAGTAATCTATTCCCGCTAGTATCATGTAAGTATTTATGGTGCAATACTAGAAACCTACTGCGCGAGCCAGTAAAACACCAACTAAAAAACTGCAAGCACCAAGAAGCACACGCTGAATTTGGGTGAGTTTCATTTGCCCTTCTGTTCTGCGATCCAATCGCTTACGAGATCCAAACGAGTTGCGGAGTTTTCGTACAGGTGACCGTTGAATATAGTAAATGATGACACAATCCCTACAAGTACTCCGTTGGCATCTATGACTGCACCACCTGAGTCACCAAACCAAACGGTGCCTTCAAAGGGAATAAACTTGAAGTAGGTGGGGTCTTCCACCACCGTTCCAAAGTAGTGGAATGTGTTGGGATTGCTTCTACGCTTAATGCCCCCACCAAATCCTATAACGGTGAGTGGTTCGGTACGAGTGAAATAATGGGGTGCTGTCACCACACGAAGGGGTTGAACACCGCAGGGTTCCTCTAGCCACGCCACCGCCACATCGTACAGCATGGTGTCACCAATTTTATAAAACGGATGGGTGGTGTGTTTAATTATTCTGTAGCAGTGGTTGCCAGTGGAGAACCACGCTGCCCCCGTATCGTCTAGGCAATGTCCTGCGGTAAGAATTTCATCGGGAGCAATGAGAACCGCACTGCCTATTACCTCCCCGTTCTCGCCCTCTAGATGCCCCACAGCGGCTTCCTCGTCTGCCGCCAACGGCGAGAAACCCCTCATGAAGAACTGAGTCTCCACAGGGGCTTCTGCCATTGGATCGACTGCCCCGCTCTTCGGCGGCTCCACGCTCTTCGGCGCAGCGGCAGTTATATCTTGAACACAGGCTTGCAGCAAGACGAGTGCTAGAGCCAGCAGAAGAGATTGGACTACGCGCCTCTTCATACTATTATTTAGAAGAGGCTGTCGAGTAAAAATGTCCAGATTTTTTAATTAGTCAAGTCTACTACTTCACACGAGCCAGCACTGCACGCAAAGGTTTGTGTGCCCTTGGTAGTGTCTTCCTTTTCGTACTTTGTCAACTCGCTCCAATCAATAGACAGGGGCAGTTTTGCTGCTGCTGCTTCGTACTCTTCCTTGGTGCAGTCCTGATACGGAGCCTGAACATAGGTGTGATCGGAGTGGGGCAAGAAACTCACACCTGACACTTCATCAAAGTGATCGTACACCCACGCACCCACCGCCATCCACTCGTACTCCTTGACAGTCACGGTGATGGACGGCTTGTGTTCACAGAAGTGCCGCTGATAGGTGAGCCACAACTCTAGATGAGCAATAGCAGTCAAGTCTGTGCGAGTCACCGATCCCACTGCCTTCTGCGGAAACGAGAACACCATTGTGTGATCAGGACGCATGGCACACGGTTCAGCAGGGAAACCCTTGTCGATCATAAACTGACACATGGGATCCTTGCGATCTGCACGAACAGTACGAATGTAGTACTCGTTGTGACGAGCGTGAATACCGCTTGCGGAATCAGTTAACTGAGACACCGTTCCACTAGGCTTCACGCAAGTAATCGCAGCAGCAGGATTAATACCAATCTTCTTTGCCCACTCCTTGTTGGTTTCAACAGCAGTGGCACGAAGACCCGCAAGCAGTCTTTCCAATTCAGCACCCTGATCACGCATGAGTTTGTTGTCAAGAATGCCTGTAAGAGAAACACCAAGCAAGCACTCTTCTTCGCAGTTCTTCTTCCACTCACTTGACAAGTACGGGAAGTTGGTGAGAGAGGCTTGCCATGTGCCAAGAATTGTAGCCAGACGAATCTTGCGCTTTAGAGTTTCAGGAGTATCGTCTGCACGAACAATAACTTCGCTCAGATTGCAGAACTCCTTGTCACGCAGAATGATTTCTGAACACGGATTGGTTCCGAACTCGTAGGTAGGGTCACGGCGATCACCAAGTTTCTCCACAGTTTTCTGTGCAGCCTGACGATTAAAGATGCCGCGTTCGCCGCTCTTGGACTTGTAGAGTGACAGCCACTCTTCCATGAACACGCCAATCTCTGGCTTCTCTTTGTATGAAACCGAATTGTTGGCTAACGCTCGCTGTGGGTTTTCCAACCACCACTGCCCCACTTTAGCATCACGCATTCGCTCATCGGTGAGGTTCGAGAGAGAGATAAGAGCAGATCTACGCACTCCGCCGACCACGACAATTTCCGCAATCTTACAGATAATGTCGTGGCATTCGATAGATGTGAGTTTTCTGCCAGCACTCTTCTTAAAAGTACTGACGGTAAATCGGAAGAGGTCTTCCAGTGGTTGCGGTCCACTTGCGCGTCCACCGAAAGTTTTGAGACGCGCACCAAGAGGACGAATTTTAGAGGTGTCCCATCGGGGGATTTGACCTCCAATAAGTAGGGACACCAACTCGCGGTAGGCTTTTGCCCAACCTTCTTTGGAGTCTTTGACCACAATGAGCGTATCGCTTTGTGTAAACTCTTCAGCAATTGTAGGAAGTTTTTCAACATACTGCCTTTCTACACTAAAGCCGACTCCTGTGCCACACATGAGAACATACAGAATCTCATCAAAGGCACGAACCTTGTTTACGGCAACATACGAGCAGTTGTATCCTGCCGTGTTGTCACGCTTCAGTGCTTCTCCTGCGGTCATTAGAGAACGCATAGAAGGCATTACTTGCAAATTTAAAACTGCATCACGCAACTCATCGCGTATAGTCTTATTTAGTTTTACACCCTTTTCCGCAAAGTGTTCATCAAAGAAGCGGAAATAGCGGTCAACTGTTTCCTCCCATGACTCACGCCGCCCTTCGGTGTCAAGCCAACGGGAATAGCGGGACAGGTGGATAAACGATTGGTACAGCGTGGGAAGTGATTTCATAGCGAACTCCTGTGTTGATTAGGTAGAGTATGTAGAGCGAATTATAACAAAAAGAGGGGCTTTCGCCCCTCTAAAGTATTCGGATGATTATTTGGTTTTGCGTTTAGTGCAAAGTAGTGAAGACCACAACCTAGACAATAAATAGATTACCATTCGTAATGGCAGCATCAAAATCTGTGGTGACTGTGTTATTGTCTATGATATTTTGTCGGGTTAACATAACACCAAGATG